GCGGAACGGAACGCGCTGATGGAAGAGTACATGCAGTATATGGATGAAGCCCTTGCCCTGCGTGACAACCTGGCGGCGGCCACGGGCTACGACAAGACCGAAGCCGGCGGCACCAGTCAAAGCGCGAAAGCGGGCGGCTACACGGCCATGACGTATGACCAGGGCACGAAGCTGGAGGGGATGTTTACCGGCGGTTTGCAACATTGGTCGAGCATGGACGACCGGCTGGAGAGCGTGTCGGAGAAGATGGACACGGCCGAGGGCCACCTGGCCCGGATAGCCGAGAACACCGGTGTGAGCGCCGGCCACCTGGGCGAGATAAAGGATGAGATAAAGAAAATGATACGTGACGGACTAAAAGTGAAATGACATGGCAGATATATTGGGCGGGCTGGTGCTGGTGAACGGCACGGACATCTGGACGGAATACGGCGTGTTCCTGGTGGAGGACCGGCGCGGTGGCATGGATAACCTCTCGGCGATCCTGACCCCGAGCAAGACGAAGAAGGAGACGGCCGTGGACATACGGGAGGAGGACGGGGAGAAATACAGCGCGGTCCTTACCCCGAGGAACGAGGCGCGTGACGTGACGCTGCACTTTGCCCTGTATAACAAGACAAAGGAGGGATGGCTGCGGAAATACTTCGCGTTCATCAATTTTCTGAAGAAAGGGAAGGACGGGTGGCTCGACATCGCGTTTCCCCAGCTTGATCTGACCCTGCACGTGAAATACACGGACAGTCCGAAGTTCACCCCGCTGACCTATTTGTGGAAGGAAGGGGTCCACGCCGGGAAATTCAAGGTGAAGTTCCGCGAGCCGGTACCGATTATATAACCATTCAAAGACGATTCGAATATGCTTCTAACGATATACGATAAATCCGGGGCCAAGCGTGCGGACGTGGCTGCAAGTGACAGTTCGACGCAGAGCAAGGAGGTGCAGGGCGACAACGTGCTGGCGCTCTCCTTCACGCATTATGCCCATATCCCCCTCGATGTAGGCGACTTCACGGACTACATGGGCGAGCGGTACTGGCTGACGGAGCGGTACACCCCGAAAGAGAAAAGCGGGAGCGAGTGGGAGTATAACCTGAAGCTGTACGGTATCGAGAGCCTGATCAGGCGTTTTCTCGTGCTGGAGACAACGGACGGCGACACCAATCCCCTGTTTACATTGACGGCCACGCCCCGTGACCATGTGGCGATGGTAGTGAAGGCCATCAACGACGGCATGGGTAACATTACCGACTGGAAGGTGGGGCAGGTGGACGGTACCGACCTTATCGTGATCGACTATGAGGGCATGTACTGCGACCAGGCTTTGAAGGAGATCGCCGGCAAGGTGGGAGGCAAGGCCGAATGGTGGGTCGAGGGGCAGACGGTGAACGTGTGCCGTTGCGAACACGGCGAGGAGATCACGTTGGGATACGGCAAGGGGCTGACCTCCCTGGAGCGGGATACGAGCAATACGGCGAAGTTCTACACACGCCTTTTTCCGATCGGCAGCAGCCGGAACATCGATGCCGAGAAGTACGGCAGCCCCCGTCTGATGCTCCCCGGAAAAAAGAAGTACGTGGAGGTGGGTGTGGACGAGTACGGTATCTATGACCACTACGAGCAGGCCGCCTTCAGCGGTATCTATCCCCGGCGGGTGGGAACGGTAAGCAGTGTCCGCAGTGAGGAGGTGACGAATGAGGAGGGTAAGACCTTTACCGTCTATTACTTCAAGGATGGCGGGATGGATTTCGATCCTAACGATTATGAACTGGCCGGTGAGACGAAACGCGTCTCCTTCCAGAGCGGTGACCTTTCCGGGCAGGGAGAGGGGGACGATCATTATTTCGAGGTAAACTTCGATAGCGCCACCCGTGAGTTTGAGATCATCACGATCTGGCCTTACGGCGACGACACGCAGCTTCCGGGCGGCAAGCTCGTTCCGAAGGCCGGGGACACCTATGTCCTTTGGAACATCCGGATGCCGGATAAGTATTACCGGCTGGCAGAGGAGGAGTTCCAGAAAGCCGTCGATGACTATAACAAGGACCACTGGCTGGATATCGCCGCTTACAAGGCTCCGACCGACCATGTGTGGATCGAGCAGCAGGAGGCCGAGCTGTTTGTCGGCCGGCGCGTAAAATTGGAGAGCTCGGAGTATTTCCCGAAAGACGGTTACCGCAGGAGCCGCATTACGAAGATCACGCGTAAGGTGAACCTTCCCGGGGAGATGGATCTGGAGATCAGCGACGCCCTGCAGGTATCGAAATTCGACAGGGTAAACGACAGCATAGGGGAACTAAAAAGCTATACGAAAGCCAAGGCCGAAAGTTCCGGGCTCCCGGACATCATCCGGAGCTTCGACAACACTCTGCCCACGGACAACAACCTTTTCTCTGCGAAAAGAAGCCAAAGGGAGTTCCTGAGCAAACGCCATCGGGATACCGCGGCCGAGGTGATCGGTTTTTTGAAAGGGGCTTATTTTGGGGATTACAAAGCCGGGGAATCCGGAGGCAATGTTGACGGTGACGGGAACGCCGAGTTTCTGACGGCGGTCATCCGGGAACTGCTCCGGAGCACCCGTTTCGTGGACGGTATGTTCGGCGAGGGCTGGCAGATATGGATAGATAAAATAACGGGGCTGAGTAATCTCACGATAGACAAGGCGACCATCCGGCAGACGTTGGTGGCTCTGGAGCTGCTCATAGAAACGGTACGCAGCGTAAGGGGGCAGCTGGTTGTCTCCGCCGCCAACGGTAAGATCAAGACCGTGGCCAAGGAGGGCAACAATTACCGCATCTCCTTTGAGCAAGAGAACACGTTCGTGGCGCACGACCTGATGCGCTGTGCCGTTTTTACGGGGGCGGAGATTCGGGGTTACTGGGTGGAAGTGTCGGAAGGCGATGCGGAAGGGATAACGGTACCCCAGAGGGAGTTTGGTGGGACGGAACCGAAGGCGGGCGATGAGTGTGTACTTATGGGTAACACGGAAAACCCGCTCCGGCAGAACCTGATCAGCATATCGGCCACCGAGGACGGGCAGCCACGTGTTGACATACTGGATGGCGTGATGGCGAAAAACTTCAACGGCTGTTTGCGCTGCCGGGTGGGTAATCTTGACGGTATCAAGGACAGTGCTTTCCCGGCGAATAGCCAACCACACGGGAACGGTCTCTATGGCGACAACGTATATTTGAAAGGTACGTTCGTCCTCATGACCGGCGAGGATATCCTGACGAAATTTGAAATTACGGAGGGTAAGATACAATCAGCCGTGGAGGGTCTGCGTGACGAGGTGAGGGAGGAGCAGAGCTTTTTCGACAACACCACGTTTACCGAGGGGATGAGTAAATGGATCAGCGGGTATAAAGCGGCGTTCCTGACTTTCGGCGGCAAGTGGATACTGGCAAGCAATAAATTGTTGTCGTCGAGTGAAAATGGCAACGTGGAGGTCGTAAAGACCGGCAAGGTTCCTTACGTCAGGATAACGAACAGCTATATCATGCAAAAGAACGGGGATTTTCGCACGATCCCCGATTTCAAGGAGTTGAACGGGGACGGGCTTCGTATTCCGGGCTATGTCTACCTGTCCTTCCATTACAAGGTGATCGAAGCCGGGCACCTGCGTATCGAGTTTGTCAATTCCAACAAGAGCGGATTCGAGAATTTCAACATGTTCGCTTACGACGGTGATTTGTCGGTCGGCGGGGAGAAGGTATTCAACCATTCCGGGCTGTGGAATGGCACGGGTGACTTCAAGCTGTCGTTCACGGGTGTCATCCAAGTTTCCTTATTGGTGTTCTCAACCGATCGCACGGATGCCCTGGCATACAAGTATGCCACGTTCTTCGACCAGTCAGAGAAGATGATCCGAATCGCTGCGGCGAATTTCGATTCGAACGGGAATGTGCTGGAGGCATCCTCCATCATCACGACGGCCAAATACAACAGACTGATTTCCGTGTATTTTGATGAGAACGGGGAACTTCGGAATAAATCGGGGTTGGTGACCACTGCCAATTTCTCCAAGCTGTTCGCCGAGGGGGTTACAAGCAACGGACTCGTGAAGAAGGCGGAACTGAACGTCTATGTCACCAAGGATGAGTTCGGCGATCTTGTTTCCGGTGTCACCATTAAAGCCGACCAAATCAAACTGGAGGGGCTTGTTACGGCTAACAGCTATTTCAAGGTCCTCACGGACGGGAGCATCGAAACCCGGAACGCCAACATCAGCGGTACTGTCAAGGCCGATAAAGGCAAGATAGGCGGCTTTACCATCGATTCCGGCCGTTTGTATTGGAAAAGCCGCGATTATTTCGGTAACGATTCCCGGAGCTTGAAACTGGGAGTCTCACAAACTGATACTGACGGCATCGTGGATGTGGCGTTTAATGCGGCTACGCAAGGACGGTTTGGTATTAAAGCAGTAGGCTCCAATATGGGTGGGGCTGCCATATACGCATCGACAGGATCTTTGATTTACCCGGCATCCGGCATGACTTATGCCGCTTTCTTCGTAGGTGGAGTGGATGTAAGAGATACCAATACGGGACTGGTGAGTGATGCTTGCGCGTCAAAAAAGTTCAGATACGTAGTGAAACGAAACTCAAATGGGACATACGAGTATAATGAGGGCGTGGACTGGGGCAATGGAGCTGCTCAGAATCCCGACCTTGACAAGATACGCCTTATCGTGAGGGGTGGTATCATTGTCGGCTATACAGGAGAATAAACATTTAAAACAAAAAAAATATGAAAGTGGACTTAAACAGAAAATTCAGGGGATTCGACGGAAACGAGCTCGGCGGTGACAACATCGCCACCGCCGTGGCGGAAGCCCTGTTCAATTACGGCAAGGACAATCCCGTGGGACGTGACGATAAGTTCAGGGCTTACGTCCTGTGTCAGCGTATCATTCAAAACGAGGGCAAGCTGGAGATTACCACCGAGGAAGGCACGCTCATCAAGGAGGTGTGCGGGGAGTGCCTGACTGCCGGCGGTTACGGTCAGGTTTATGAACTGATAGAGGGAGGGGTTTGATATGGCACTGACAGAATCGGATATCGCCC